TTCAGTATCTTTCGTATCGACGCCTTCTGTTGGCGAAAATACGATATATACGCCCGGTATATATCATCCTCGGTCTTTTCCTTCTCTTTGCGCCCCGGTTCCTTCGGGTCACGTCGTTTCAACGCGAACGGAAGCGGCACGCCCATCAAGCCCAGGCGGTCGCGCAGTTCCAGGGTGCTATCACGAAGGTCGAGGGTCACAGTTCACCCAACACAATAATATTCCTTCCAAATGTCGCCAACCCCGAAGGCTTTATCCCGGCGCGCTCGAATGCGTTGACCAGTGTCCAGGTGCGGAATATCAGCACATGGGGAAGGTTCAGATAGCGCACCGTGTAATCTCCCAGGTCATACTTTGGCACCTCAACAAATACGTATTTATTGGCATAACTGGCGGCCAGTTTCAACTCGGCCACCGGGTCTGGTACGTGTTCTAGCAAGTGTAGCATGACAACCAGGTCATACTTATTGCCGTCCAGTTCGTCCAGGGTGTCACAGGCGGGAATGCCATCAATGCAATGCTCGGACGTGAAATCAACGCCTTGCACTTCCATCCCTTCATCCTGGCACAACTTCAACAGTTCACCATGCCCGCACCCGATGTCAAGCACGCTCTCGACTTCCATGTCCTTGATAGCGCCTATCAGACGGGCTGCACGGGCTTCTTCGACTGCATAGTCGGTCTTGGTCTTGGTCAACTCACGGTACATTCCATCTTGCTTATAGAACTCCGCGAGCCCTTCATCGTTCAGCGTCGGGTTCTGGTATATCATCCCGCACCAGGGGCACTCGTTGTAAACGATACCGAACGCCACCGGGAACTCTAAATCACCGACTGACATTGCGGCCATTTCGGTGCCTGGGATACAAACATTAGTTGTGGCGTCACTCTTTGCCGAATCGCATAACGGGCAGTTGGTGACTTCAACCCAGTTCTTCAATAATGTGGGGGTCATTCTATGTTCCTTTCTCATTCAGCGCCCTGGTAGCATCGTCCAGAGCCCTTACCACTTCCCCGAAATCCCCCAGGTCGGCGGTCTGTTCGTGTCTCACCGACTCAAATATGGTAGTAATATCGGCGGCGGTCTTGGCCTCCGTTAGCATGGATATAATGTCACGGTTCAATTCATCGGGAATATGGTCACTGTCGAACGGGCAGCACGCTTCTTTGCCGCGCTCCAGCGACTTCTTAGCCTTGCGCTGCCATTTGCCCAGGTCATCTAACATCAACCCCTTTTCTTCCGGTTCTTTCTTCGGGCTCAACTCCTCAGCGTCGTCTTTGGGTTCAGGCTGCCCACCGTTACCGCCGAATGGCTGGGGCGGTCCTAGTGCCGCCATCTGTTCCCGGTTCTCTTCTTTCTCTTTTATCATTTCTTCAAGCAGCTGTTCGGCTTCTTTGGGGATCTCCATTCCAAGCACAATCGAACTGAACTTGGCCGCCTTCGGGTCGGTCGCCACCGCGCTGGTCAGGTTCACCATTGCGGCGCTGGCGTCCTTTTCGTCTTCCTGGAACATCTGCATTCGTTCGTGCTTCTCAACGATACGGTATCCCAACGGAATCAAGAACTGCCGGTTCAACTCGTAAGCCAACCCCTGCCAGGCGGGAATGACGGTGGTGGTGTAAAAGCGTCTATCGTCATTCTCAACAACGCCACCCCCGCCGAGCCCACCGGCTCCCTCTGAGAATAATATCGACTGCGGAATGCCCAACGCCGTCGACACGTCCTGACGCTTCTCTGCGGTCAGTTCGGTGCTAGCAAGTTCGTTCAACCCTTCGCCGATGGTGGTAACTTCCACGGCGTCGGCGCTGATGGTCTTGACCCTGAATGCGTTGGTGATGCTTCCTAGTTTCTTGTTGAACCAGTTCTCTGTCTTTTCTCGCTCCGCTGGCGGCGGGTTGCCCTTCAGCCCAATCAGCGTTGGCTTTATCAATCCCCGGCTGATGAAAGCGTTCAGGAATTCGTCAATGTTGAATAATACCCCAGTGGAGGCCAGCGCAGCCTTTGCCGGGTACGCTTCGGGCTCGCCCAGTTCTACGCCGGGGTCGTCCAGCCAGTAATATAATATCTTGCTCAATAGCGGGTTATCGGGGTCGTAGGGGTATTTGACCGTACCGCTCCCCGTGTTGCGCTCGAAACCGATCAGCCCTTCAACTTCATCAATAATCGGGTTGATGCTGATAGGGCGAATGTACTTCAGTTCAAACGTCTTCGCATCATTGGACACCCGGAACTGATACGACTTGCCTGACAGCACCTGTGACGCTTCCAATAGCCAAAACATCTTATAAGGATTGGGCATAAATTCGAGCACGTTCTTCCAGTCCTCGGACGTATCAACAACTTCGTCGCTGCCCTCACGTATCAGGTCAAATGGTAGACTTGCAACCGCGTTGGCGCGCAATCCCACGCCACGGTATAACCAGGGGACGGTCTTGAAATAGGTGGCCGTGGTGACTTCCATCCCGTCCTCAGGACCACCCGACAACCACGTCCAAGATGACGGCTTGTACTGGTCGAATGTGACCGACTTCTGCCCGTCCGTATATATAATGTTATTACTCATCGTCCCCCCAATTTATCCACCAACTCATGTTGGACATCTGCCATATCATCAAAGCCCTTCCGATAACGGTATCGTCGTGCAGCCCTTCGGGTGCGCTGTATTGGCTGCGCCCTGTCATGGGTGATACTTTCTGCTCGTATGCTTCCAACTCGCCCAGCCATACCGGGTCGTCAAGGAACTGGAACTCGCCCTTCTCTAACGTGAGTGCCAGACTGGTTATCAGTTGCGGCTTGTTGCTGGCCGTGGTCTGGAAGCCCGTCACCGGCATACCGTCCGCTTGCAGTTGGTCAATGATGGGCTCGCCCATTGCGTTGCTCTCTGCTAGTATGTTGTTCACGTTCCACTTGTCCGCTAATACTTCCAACCGCTTTCGTTGGAATGAATAATCAATCTTGTTGAACCGGTCTATTGCCAGCTCATGCCCGCAAGTTACGCAGCCAACTGACATCGCTGTAAAGTCATTCTGTTTGCCCCAATCCACACCCATTACGATGTGATGTCCTTCGTGGTCTTCCGGCGTGGTAGTCGGTGCGTTCATGCAGGCCAATAAGTTCCTAAATACGGCGCCCTCGTTCTCAAGGAACACCGCCAAATATTCTTGTTCAAATATCAACTCCGGTAGCGTTTCCCGTGCCGCCTCTATTTCTTCCGGTGCAATATACGGGTTGTCACTGGTCGGCAACTGCCAGGACTGGAAGCCCGCCTTCCCGTTGATGCCCGACTGGTATAAGCGCCAGAACCAGTTTCGCCCAGATGGGGTGCTGATGAAAACCGCCTTACCTTGTCTATCTGATAATGCGGGTCGTATCGCCTCTTCCCATGCCGCTTGCTTCATAAACGCACATTCATCCAATACCGCAATGTCGAGCCCTTCACCTCGTAAGCTGTCGGGGTCATCAGCGGAGCGAACTTGCACCTCACCGCCGCCGGGTATCTCCAACATCCTGTCAACCTTTCGAATATTGACGCCGGGTATACCAGATCCTAACGTGCGTATCATTCGCCATCCAACAGCGGCCACCTTGTAAGATGGTGCAATCCACCAAGCACGCCCGCCGTGTAGTCCAGCGGCAACGCATAACGCAGATCCGAGGCGTGACTTGCCCCAGCGTCTTCCGGCTGCCAATACTTTGTAACGTGCCTTGCTTTCAGCCACCTCCCGCTGTGATGGATGAAGCGGCGGGAAGTTAATCGTCGGCTTTTTCATCACCCCATGAGAGGTTGATTTCAAATGGTTTCCCTTCCGGTCCGCTGTGTTCGTGCTGCTGGCGCTCCACATAGCCGCGCCCCTTCCCTTGTGTCTTCAAGAAGAACAGCAACGCGGCAGTATTGCCTTTGAACATCTGCTTGTACAGTTCACTTTCGGCATCGTCTATCAATGATTCCCGTGCTTCTTCTACCACATCCCATAAGCAAGGATGTTTCTTGTTCAACGTGTTATATAGCCAGGTGCGCGACTTACCAAAAGAACGGGCAACGGAAGTCAAGTTTCCACGGTGTTCCGTTATCTTTTTACTGATGTTGTTCTTGGTTGCGTTCATCCTTTTATACCGTAAACTTTGTTATCCTTCCGGCACTGCTTCCACATTCAGCACAGCGCCCCACCTCTTACACTCTGCCAGTTGCGCCATCTGCATGATACTATCTTCTGACATGTCCATTATTACCCTTATTGCGCCGTCGGCCATTGTTTGAACTCGTATCACTTCGGCCTGGAACTCTATCTTTTCGTTGCTCTCTGACATACTCTTTCCTAACGTGTCGCCTGCATCGGTGGCGCTCACTCTTGGGCATACAAGTCCCATACCGGGCGGGGGTCGTTTCTGTTTACCATATCCGTCGGCATTTCGACCGGCCATCCGTTACCACATAGGGTGTACCAGTACCACGGTGTCGGAAGATCCCGTAATCGCCGGTAGTGCTTTATCTGTGCTTTCTCGTATCCAGCCTCTGAACCTCGTTTCCATAACACGGCAGTTTCAGATAAATACACCGGACGATTGCGATTGTCCAGCGTTTTAGCA